GATTTATCTTGGTTTATAGCGGCTTAGATAGTGACTATTATAGTGACTACACCCTGTAGTGACTAAAAGAAAAATCGCCAACTCTATGAGAATTAGCGATTTGACTTTTACTTGGGTGGTGCCACCAGGGGACTCCCCACCTTTATATCTTTTATGCTGAAATTCAGTCAGTTGCAGTAATTTAATGGTTCGATTTTGTCACAAAATATGCACAAGTTGTATCACAACTCCGCGTTTTGTACTGCAAAATTAGCTAAAAAACTTGAATTTTAAGAGTGATTACTTCACTAAAATTTGAATTTTAAGCCTCATCAATACCCTATAAGTGTTAAATATTCTTAATAAATAAGGCGGCCAACTCTTTATTTTCTGAGTTGAACCGCCCTATCAGACAAGAAAGAATAGATTTTTATATCAACCAAATGTTTTCATTCGGGTCGTAGCTTCTTTGAAACGTCTCTAACGCCCAGTCCACTTTTGGATCACAAGAATCACGTTCTTTTTTCCGGGGAAGCTGAGGATTGATCTTGAACTTGGAAGCATTATAGAGCCACTGCATAGAGTCCTCATAAGCCCACCGGCGCGTTTCTGGAATGTTGGTGGCAGAAATGATTGAATGAAGATGATAAAGTGCGATACGACTTAAATGAGCAACGATATTGCTGTTTCTGGGGTCATCTCTTGTGATATTGACGCCATCAACAAGTTTATCAGGATTAGGATTAAGAACGGGATAGAACACCGTTCCTTCTGCCACAACATAATCACGAGCATCTTCTGAGTAGTCATATTCTAACTCTTCAGAATAATCTCCGATAAGGCCCCAGCAATCATCTTCCTCTGGAGTAAGAACAGCCTCGTCACTCGGTAACTCTGGAGTGGGTTCTTCACCATCTTCAGGATCTTCATCATTACCCTCTATTGGTTCTGGATTATCTTCAGAAAGAGCTTCGACATCTTCAGGTTCTTCAGGTGTCGCAGGCTCTTCGGGTAACTCTGGAGTGGGTTCGGTCGGCTCTTCCTCTTCTTCCTCTGATTTACCAAGGAATTGATAGAATTGGTCATTGTAAGAGCATACCTGATCTTTCTCCCATTCCATATTAGGTTCCCAGGGGATTATTTCGGCTTCACGCCATGCTTTTACACCGGGAACATGAATTTCTCCAGCCTCATATCCGTGAGGAACTGCGCATTGCCAATATTCAGTTCCGAACTTGACAACTTCGCCTTTAGGATACATCCGAAGCTGAGAGTATTTCTTAGCGTGTTCAATGAGACAGGGGTTGATAAAATCATTAACCTGCTTCCAATATTCCACCTTAGTAGGTCTTTTGAGACCATTGATGCAGGTCAATGTCTTAAAGATTTTCTCATCTTTTTTGATCCACGCCTGGCCGGGGTAAGACACATTGATATTATACTCCCTGATATTCTTACCGACAGCCAACACCTTTTCAATCTCATAATACTGGTCGAGAAATTCCAATAATTGCATTTCGGCTCTTTGCTCCGCTTGTGGAATACGATCTTCCACACCACGAATAAGCTGCCTCATGTGCTCTTCCGTAGCGATGCAAAAGTAATCCCTATTTGTCAGAAAACGATGATATATCATATTATTGCTGTTTTATTTATTAATAGTCAAATTCCCCATATACAGTGTCCTCTGAATCTATGGTGGTGACTATCTCAGTTGAGGCTGTTTTATACTGAGTGTAGATTGAACTCAGATAGTAAATCATCGCATAGTCGAAGCAATCTGAGAAGTGGCCCCAACGCTCAACACGCTCTCCATTATCATTAAGAACCTTCTTCTTTTCTTTAGTTCCGTCAGGATTTTTCTTCTGATATACAAAGTCCTCAATCAGTCTGTGGCAGCGAGCATCAATATAGACCTTCCAGCCTTTGAAATTATGCAGTAACTCATTGATAAATTCAAGTCGTGTAACCATTGCCGGCTGCTTGCTCAAAAGCTGAATTTTCGGCTTCAGCACAGCATTGGTCATATTCTTATTGGCAATGGTAAAGTTATTAACCCCTTCTTCAGTCTGAGTGGAACGAGATAGACCAGCAGGGTCGCCAGTCAGCAATACACCACCGATATGACCGTCGGCAACCAACTGAGAGGCTATCCATCTTGTGAAAGCTGGGGTGTTGTTTCTCTTATCTTTAGGGTAGCCGACATATTCAGGAAAAACATACACAATCTTATTCTCCCAATCAATCTGAATGGGCAAACAACTCATATATGGATTTACATTGAAGTCAAAACTGAGAATGAGCGGTTTCATCGGGTCATAAGACTGCTCCCTTAAATTATGAACCAGATGTGTATCACCATCAAAGTTCCAATAAGCAGCCATTTTATTGCTTGTGGTGAAGAGCCAGTTACCATACAACAGACGGTCACGGTCCGCTTTATTTCTCAGCTTGCTCAACTTGTTATAGTAGATAGCTCTAAACGACTCATTGGGATTATCGAACAGACTGAATGGGATATAACGATAGCCAGACTGCAATTCAACTGGATCCCCATCATCAGTCATAACAAAGGTAGAACGTACCCAAGTCAAGCAAGGGTTGGTTGACATAAACAATTTACCGACTACAAAGGTCTCAGCAATCTTGTAACGAATACGGGATGCCAGCACTTCCACAGCCTTTTCGGACACCTCAGACACCTCATCAATGAAGCCTCCAGTGATTTCCAATGAACCAAGAGAGTTGAAGTCAGGGTCCTGGGGGCTGGGGGTCAAGTCCATTGCCATTATTTCTGAACCATTCCAGAATGTAATGATATAAGTAACATTATTTATATGATAATGTACATCTTGCTTTAATTCCCACGAATTTAGCACGTCTTTTAAGGTTTTCCAAGTAGTTTCCAAAAGGGTCTTACGCACCTTTCGGGCAACCACCATACGGATGCCGGGAAATTGTATGCAACTGCATACCAGCCAACAACAACCAATATATGATTTACCACCACCGGCAGAACCGCCTCCTAAGACTTGCTCTGGAATATCGGTATTCCCACAATTCTCACAAGTAGCCCTATACACCTGATGCCCTTTGCTATCAAATCCATTAGGTTTCATAATGAGCTTACCCCCACACTTATCACAATGATTAGGTTGAAGGGCGTTCCATAGCTCATACTGTCTTGCTGATGGCTTAAATGTTATTTTTAGACCTCTCGGTCGCTCTAATCTTGCCATTATATCTTTCTTTTCTAATAATAGTCCGGCAAGAAAAATCCACCCTACTTCTCAGTAGAGTGGATCATCGCTTAATAACACATTATTATTAAAACCCTTTTCAATCTTTTTTACTTTGGCATTTAATACTGTGCAGCTTATCAACGTGTTTCTTTCCAACCTGCTTCAAATCCTTCGGCATGATTGGCTTTGTCTTTATCTGTTTCATCATTCCATTATATCTATGGTTTGTAAACTAACGATATTCGCTTTCGGATTGTGATTTATCACTCGAACACCCTTATGTTCTTTCCATTTAATCAGACCGAACAACCAGGAGTGCTTTTTCTGAATATTGAGCAATGTCAGACTGTCACGCACCTCGTAATCTATAATAGCATTTCTATCCGGCAATACCTCAACATCTATATTGACAAAATTATCTTCTAACTTAGCTGTAATACCTCCAAATGTATCAACCACAGCGATAACAGTATCTACACTATGAGTTACAGTCGCCACCTCAGTCACATTGCTGACATCCTTGGGCTTCAGCTTAGAAGAAGCAAGAAGTTTATCATACTTGGCCTGCAAATTTGACTGTGTGATATTCAGAGTTTTTACCTCGGCCTGATATACCGCGATAGAGTCATTCAGCTGAATTTTAGTGTATTCAATTTCCTGAGTGAGATCGCTGATGGTGGCCTCCAGAGTGTCGGCCTTATGTTGGTATTTGGTAGCCTGACTATAAGTTTGCCATAAGGAAACGCAGAGAACTCCTATGACTATATATAGGCTACATTTGCTTAATATAGTTTTCCACATACTGTTGAAATTTAGAGTTTTGAATATTCAGGGATAGCGTCGAAGCAAGGACAGCCCTTAATAAATTCGTATGGCTCAATAACGCCATTACCATTCAGGTCTGGAGAGGTGTCACGATGACCAATTACCCTTGCGATTGTACCAAACCGCTTCTTAATGTCTTTGATGACAGTGATAAGGCTGGCTTTCTGCTGGGGAGTGCGGGTGTCCTTAATCATTGTGCCATTGGTATCTTTTGCATCAAGACCACCAATATAGCACACTCCGATTGACCTTGTATTATGGCCTGAAGCGTGACACCCAATCTTTGTTTCCGGGCGACACTTCACGATTGTACCATCACGAAGGATTATATAGTGATACCCGATATATCGTGTCTTGCCGTTGGTATCAACATACGATGAGAATTTCCGAGCCTTATGTGAAGCGTCAATCTTGTCAATCGAATAATTAACGCCTTCTTTGGTGGCCGAACAGTGGATAATGATCTCATCAATGAACCGATTGGTTGCTGGGAAACCAAGACTTTCCCAAGTGTGAGCGCCGACAATCCCATCAACAGTCAGTCCATGTGATTTCTGATATGCCTTAACAGCTGCATCAGTATCTTTTCCGAAGATACCGTCCGCTGTAATGTTTAGCTTCTTCTGTAGAGTTTTTACTTCTTCACCTCTACTACCGATTTTCAAAACAGTCATAGTTATAATACAGTTGATTTTAATATGCTTAGTGTTCGCATTTTGTTAATCAAATCCGGCCCTTCGATAGAGCTGATTGGAATGTAGTAGTTCCTGACACGTCTCATTACTTTCACATCCACATAGGCTCCAGTCAAATTTCCACCGGTAAATAAAATCCGAGTAACAATGCCAGTCCGGTTTGTAAGGAGGCTGTTGCCATTCTGCTCCAATTTTTTGGAGTATCGGATTGTAACTCTATCTCCGACTTTTAGCTCATTCATCTGTTTGCTTGCGGATTATGACGTTGATGGTCTCCGAGGATGTTCTCTAATCTGTCACGGATCTGACGTATATCCGTTGACATATCAGTAAATGATCTCATCGTTGCCTCAAAGACAGCTTTGTCGAGCTTCATATTGTCGAGCTTGACATACTGATCGTCAATCTGAACTTTGATCTGGGCAATCTCTTTCTCCATATTGTCAATTCTCATCATACTTGCTTGGTACTGAATGTACAATCCGCAAACAAATATAATGAAAGTGAATATGGACTTGGCATTATTGATTATGAAATCTCCAATGATTGAATTTGTCTTACTTTCCATTATATCAAATTTTTAAGTTGTTATTCAATCACTTTATCAATTCCATTTTCCTTACTTGCCTCCGGCACAATAAGGTTAAATGTGATGCCATCACCATCAGCACCCTCCAGCATAACCTTATGCGCAATATCTTCTTTGATACCATACATATCGGTGAGCTTTGAGATAGCGTTGACCGCAACAGAACGGAGTGCGGCTGGTGACATAGTATTACCCCATCTGTCAGTTACATGAAGAGTTGAACACTCATCAGCAATCTTCAAAAGGGTTTCAGTCAGGCGCGGACGCAAAGTGGCCGCATTGACCATATTTTCACTTTTCAGCTGGTCAATGCGGTCCTTTATATCGTCACGCATCATAAGTGTCCTAACGGCAATAGAGGTTTCCACCTCATTCCGAGTATGCTCGTCTATACCATCTTTTGAAGGGTCATAAAGCAATCCTGTGCTCCCGTTAAACACGAGATCATAGGTTTTTCGTGCATTGCCGTTATATGGAGAAGGCCCGCAAGCAAAGACCAAGCAGAACTTCTCTTCAAGGTTTGTGAGCTTTATATTTTCCATTATCTATATTGAATTATTCCTTTATAGATAATAGAAAACTTACACACAAAGCCTCTGTGTCTTACGGTTAAGGGTTAGAGTTCCTTAGATTTTGATTCATTATCTGATGTCGGAAAAGTTTTACAAGTCCTTGCAAACATTGCTCAATACGCTCCATCGTATTCAATTCTGCCATATTGAAATTGAACTGAAGGGCATATCCACCGATGTATGCGAGAACCTTACCTGTCTTTTCATCACTGATCTGGCAGATGTCATAATCCTCTCTCTCCCGGAACATCATCACTCCAGTTGTGGTTGAGTCGAGATAAGCCTCTGGCATACCATTCTCATCAATCAACTGTATAGGGGTGTTATGGCCCACACGTTTCATCTGAACAACTGGATTACGATTGATATTGACAGTATCGGCCTTAACATCAATCTTCTTCTCTTGCTGAAACTGAGGCTGGGTGGTGGTCTTGTCAGATTTCGACTCAACCACCTCCTTATGAACATTTGCCTTAATGCCCTGAGCTACCGCATCACTGGCCGGCACCATCGTACCAGTCTTTTTATCGAATTGAAAATTGCTCTTCATAAGTTATATTTTGAAATGATCTCTAAGTTTTTCTCGCTTCTCAGCCGCCAGACTTCCGATAGCAGTACCTCCACCAGCTGATTGCTCTCTCATTCTTGCCGTAAGTACCCTGAGAATTTCTCTGGTGGCCGTAACATCAGCATCTGCATCGTGAGCATCATCCAGATCAATACCCAGACGCTCTGCCATTGCTTCCAGTTTCCAAGTAGTGATACTTTTATCGTTATCAAAGGTGAGCTGAGATAATAAAATCGTATCAAGCTGGGTGGGTTGGAAATTGCCCCAGAAATCCTTATGGCCACGAACAAGTTTAATGAAACGAGACCATATCCCAGTATAAAGCATAATCTGCTGCATAAAACCGTTATCAAACAGCGGATTTTGGCCAACCATAAATGGCTTATTGCCGGCCACAACTGGAAGAGTATTCCTTTCAATGAAATCACATATCTCATTGCAGACATCCTCTATAGGCTTGCCCATCTGATAAAGCAAATCCATTGTCACACCACTTATATCCAGGGCAGTAGAGCTATACTCCATCAGCTCTTCTTCTTCGGTGTCATACTTATTTTTGAGAACCTTTTTCTTTGGTTTGCCAAGATCGGCCTTCTTACTATAAGGATAGATGTAAGCCGAGTATTTCTCAGTTACTTCAAAGGTATCAAGACGGACTGCATGAAGAGAAATCTGAGTGGCTGCGCTCTTGGTGCAATCCAACCCTCCAGTTTCAAAGTCATACACAATAGCAACCACTACGTTGCTTTTTTCTACGGGAGCTGCCATATTACTTGTTTTTGATTTCTTCGTAGATACACTCAATGCTCTCAAAAAGAGCTGCTTTCTTGCCGTTATTGATAATCACATAGTCATAATCCTCATCTTTCAGGTCACGACGTTCATCTCGACGCAAGCGAGTTTCATCAATGCCAGATTTCCGGCGAAGAGCCTTATCTCGCTTAATCAAGACAGTGTAGATGTCATAGACATCACCAAAGTCATTACGCAGATTTTCAAGTCCCTTCTCATCAATGACATAGACGGTGCAAGGACCAAATACCTGCCATTTGGTAGCATAGTAATAATATCCACCAAAATGAGCATAAGCAATCAGCTCTGTTCGGTCTGGTACAATGTCAATGAAATGGTGGTCTCTCCCCTCCACTTCCGTAGGTCTGGGGGGTCTGGTGGTGAAGGAGCAAATCACATTTGCATCCTTGTGGTATTTGAGGTGCAATGAGGCTAAAGTCTTGCCACAGCCTGAACCACCTACAATACACAGAATTTTAAGTTTAGCCATATCTTGTTTGGGATTTAAGTATTCGTTTATTCTATAGTCCAGAATCTCCTTCATCAGCATCCGTAGTCTGGTCGGAGTGACACGACCACGTTTTCTGCTGGGTTTGGAGGATGTTTGCAGATTACGTTTTATCATATTGACCTGAACTTGCTGGGGGTCACGCCAGTGATACCACGCAATCGCATCTCCATTCTCATCAAAAAGATTGGGCATTATGTAATTCTCAATCTTATCGTGGTAAATGGTCAAATCACGAGCTTTAGCAATGGCGGCTTGAATCCGGTACCAGCCATTATAGCCGGTACCAGCACATTCTTGCCTAAACTTGCGAAGCTGTTTCTGAATCTGATCATCCAGTTCCTCGCGTATATCAATAAGAAACGACATATCAAATCAACTTTAAGAATGAACTTCTACCGATTTGAAGAGTGTTCTTCTCATCGTAATCACTCCATTTTACATTCACCACTGCCACAATCATTCGACCCTCTGCTTTCTTCAGCTCCTTTTTCCAAATATCCCAATCATCCCAGATAGTAAGGATATTGGTCTCTGTGTTCTGCTGAAGCTCGATTTTGCCAAAGTGCTTGGTTTCGCCAGTTCGCTTATCCTTATAGGATTTATCAGTCACAGAACAGATGGCTGCACAAATGACACCTTTTCTGACCTCATAGAACATATTACTGAGGTCTGAGAACTCGATGTACTTGTTTGCTGAAACACTCTTTGGCTTCTCCATATTATCATAGATCCTACGATAATCAATAGTGCCGTGACCAGAAACAGTGATTTGCTGACGGCTCCACCAGTAATGCTTATCTCGCATTTCTTCAGGAATATCCTTCTCAGTCAGCTTAAATCCTAAAAGAGTAGCAGCCTTTTCTAATAGGCCATATCGTTCCAGGACTGAGCCAACATTTTCGCAAGCGTCAAAGGCTCCTGCAAAAATCAGATTGCGGACGCTTCTTGCTGTTACCGGGCAGCGTTCACGAGTCTCTGCCGTTCCTTCATCATCAAAGTTTTTGAACTTGCTTTTGAAGATACGCTTGATAAAATCTTCCAGGTCATAAAACTCACCATACAGATTGCGCTCCTGAACGATATACTTTACCGCTTTAGGGCCTAATTGCTTAATGCGAGATAAAGACCAGTAAATCTTATTATTTTTGAAGTCTGCCGTGAAATTTTCACCTGAGATGTTGATATTTGGTTTCTCCAGCTCCGTGCCACCGACAGTCTTGATTTCATTCATAAGAACCGCCATCTTATCCTCATCTTGGTCGCGTAAAACTACAGTATAGAAAGCGGTCGGATAGTAAGTTTTGAGCCATGCACCAACATAAGCCGTCAACCCATAAGCTGTAGCGTGAGAATTGCACGTCACTACCCCCTTCCCAGTAAGGAAAGTATGATAGGGATGTTCCATTTCTACATCATACACTGCCGTATCGCAAAGATATTCCACTGAAACTACCTGCACAGCAGCAGTGCCAAGGCCCTTACGCCCCATTTTTACACGCCCCATCTCATAGTGAGCTTTCTTATGACAACTGGGGCATAGAGTCTGAATATTGGAATAGTTCTCACCAACATCTGAATGATCACCATTGATATGATGAATCTCCAGTCGCTTCAAATGCTTACCACATTTCTCACAGTGATCTTTCTTCAGATGCTGCTTATAATACTCCAGCTTTGTATAATTGGAATCACGAGTCATAAAACCCTGATGACCTTTCTGTGCATTAATGCTATGGGCCTCCACATTATCATTAGAATGATACCGAGGATTATTCAATTTACCCTTGTCAGTAAACCTATAGATTGTATCTTCCTTAATCCAACCCACACGGATATACATAAAATCCTCTCCGGGGATAAGCTCATCAGTACGCTTTTGGCCATCCAATGTTGGATGTTTATGGTTGTCGGTTACATCAATCGTACTGCCATTTGCCAATGTAATACGATAAACTGGGCGAACACCCTGATAACGTATATCCACAATACGATTGATGACCAGCTTCTCATCTTCATTCAAAGACCAACAAGTGCCGTAACCAAACTTACGATACTTATTTCTAAGTCCGAGCCTATTGTTAGCTTTGGCCCATTCATAGTCGTTTTTGGTACGCCACATATCACCAATATTGATACGAGTGCCAGCACCTTTTTCCTTATGTCGGCCCCACAAGTATTCGTGGCCGGCGATACAAGCATTGAAAGAATACTTTGCCGCATCCTCTACATTGCTCCAGATTTGATCAGCAGCTTCTTTAGGACACCCGTTTTGCTTGGCTCCGGCAAAGAACTTAGCTTGAAACTTACGAACCTTCTCCAGCTTTTTCTTACTCAAAGCCTTTACAAGATTCACACCGTCACCAAGACTAAGGCCACCGACCTTTTGGGCCACACGCGAAATCTGCTCCTGATAAACCATCTGAGCGAAAGTATCTTTCAAGATTTCATAAGTTCCCCATAAATAGGTAGGCTCATATTCACCTCGCTTTGCACGAACATAGTTGTCGGCAGCTCCTGAATCGAGAGGGCCTGGACGGAAAAGCGCAACTGAAGCGATTAGGTCATTAATATTGTCTGGAGCCAGACGTTTGATAAACTTAGTAATGCCTTCACCACCCATCTGGAACACACCCTGAGTATTGCCGTCACGAATGATCTTAAATACCTTTTCATCATTCAGGTACTTAGAAGCGATTTCAAGAATATTATACTTGACACCATACTCACTCTCAACAAGATTGAGCGTATCTGAAAGTCTGGTAAGCTCCTTAATACCCAGTACGTCATTCTTCAAGATACCAATAGCATCAATATCATTACCTGAAATCTCAGATACCAACAGGTCGCCCATCTTTCGGATAGGCAATAGGTCAAAACACTCTACACGCTCACCTTTGACATATTCTGGGGTGATGATGAGTGCGGAGGCGTGAATACCAGCAGAGCGAGCCTGACCCATAATCGGCAGTATTTCCTCAAACACGTCAGGATATTTCTGAATGAAATCCCTCATACGTTTGTCGGTAGAAGCCATTTTCATAAGGTCAGTCCACGTCATATTATCATCCAGTATCGCTGTCAGATAATTAGTGGTAGCCTGAGATATTTTGTGGGTTCTGGCCACATCTTTGATGACTGACTTTATCTTCTCAGTTGTAAATGTACCAGCTGAAAAGACACGCTGGAGACCATCTTTGTTATAGCGTCTTTCCAGATATGCTTTTACCTCATCACGGCGAACCGCACTGAAGTCAGAATCAATATCAGGGAGAGAGCCGTGATTGCGTTTCACATATCCATCGCCGGCATAGCAATCTGAAACAAGAGAGGTATTAGTTTTGTGAGTTATTGCTCGAATTTTCATGCAGAAGTTTCTTGGGTAAGGTGTGAAGTATATCACAGTTATCGAACTGAATGTCATCACCTTCTTGCAACTCATCTGCATATACGGTTAGCTGCTCACCATTTCTGATCACAACTAACTCAGCATCCTTATCGAGCAAGAGTATCTTATCATCATCTAAGGCCAACTCAAAGTAATCTGAGGACTCTATATCATCGGCCATAACAGTTACCTTATCCGGCTCCAGACCGGCGCGCTCCGGCAACAAGAAACGCTCAAAAATCAAATCATATTTCAGGGGATCAATAAATGTGATACCCATAAGATAGAGTAGTAGGCACCCACCGGCAGAACCTCGACCAATTCCAGTCAAGATACCATTTTCCTGGGCCCAATTCAGTTCATCTCTCTGGATGAGAAAATAATCAACATTATCGGTGCTTTCAATAACGTACTTCTCATATTCGACACGCTTACGATACGCTTCTTCCTCTCCTTCAGGAACCAGCTTCTTAAATCCTTCCTCAATCAATGATCGGAACATAGTTAAAGTATCGCCATACTTCTCACGTTCCTGGGGAGTCATATCATACTTGGGGGCATAGTTATCGCTAAGATCATAAGCAGCCGAAGCGTTCTCAATGATGTCGGCAGTCGCTTCACACATATCATAGAAAACTTCATCGTCATATCTATCGGAGAAGAGAGTGCGGAACTCATCATATATCTCATCAATCGTTTTGAGATATTGCTTATATGATTGCTCGTGAGCTGCTCCAGTATCAACCTTATTGAGAATAACTTTAGTGCGCCAATCCTCTTTATCAAGATAATAAACATCTTGAATCATAACTGGGCGAATATTCATTGAATACTCCAGATTACCCTGATAAAAGTTGTCGAAAAATGCCTTTTGGCTTTGCAATAATGCAGAGTCAATTCTGTCGGCTCGATATTCTGAAGTGTCAACCTGAAAGAATACCCAACCATCAAATGCTTCAACAAAATCCTGAAGGGCGTTCTTATTTTCGGTAAGCCAATGGCCACTCCACTTATCAAACACCAAGGTATTGCCTTCAGCAAGATTAAGAAGAGTGATTAGGTCTATCTCCTTTGTCTCATAGTTATCAACAGCAATGGCTTTTTGAATACGCAACATATTCTTAAACCCCTGTTGTGTAGCTGAGTAGAGCTTTACTCCGACCTTATCCTTGCCAGTACGCACGGTTAATGAATATCCGAAGCAATATTTTAATCCGGCATCAGTAGCTGACTGCTGTAAATCCAAAGATGCAGCCATAGTGTTCCTATCTGCCACAGCCAGCCCTTTGTAGCCTAAAAACTTAGCCTTAGTACACCAGTCTTTCAATAAGCCACTGCCATTCAATAGCTCATATCCGGAATGAATACCTAAAGGATAAAATTCACATTCATGTTGGAATGTAGGGGTATTGCCAACATAGCGCAGTATTTTGAATTGAACTTCCGATGGATCTTTGCGGACATCAATGTAAAACCACCGACAACCAAATGGAAAAACTATATAATATATCTCATCTGCAATCAGATAAGAATAATTCTCAATGCTGTTGAATACCACATTCCCCTCTTTAGTCTGTTTGAAGATGTGGTCATAATCATCCTGAATAAGACAACGGCCAAATCCAGGAATGACAACCACGTCCTTACGCAAAGAATAAGTGATATTATGGTTATCCAGCCATTCTTTTAATGATACTACCTCTTTCATCTTATCCAAGATTAAATTCTCTAACCGTTTTAAGATTATAGGCAAAGACATCATAGATGTCCTCAACATCCATTTCATCCCAATCTTTGCCTACACCATCAGGAATATCAGCAATCAGAACATCGAAGTATTTATCAAGCTCCATAGCAATTTTAGACGTGGCTTCCTTTGCATCGTTATCGTAGCCGATGACAATTTGCTCCACTCCCTTTTTCTGGAGCTTATACATCTGTTCCTGAGAGATCTTCTTGCCGAAAGTGGCTATAGGAACGATATGTTTATTATCATAAAGCTCCAACTTGCGATTGAGACCAACCACATCAAACGGACCTTCACAAAGAATTACTGAATGTGTAGTGCCGGCCTCAATCGCATCATAGTTGTATAGCATTTTTGCAAAGCCGTTACCATCACGTTCATCGGAATTTTTATAACGACGAATCTTAAAGTGATGTCTGGAATTGTAGCTGTCGATCTCTTCTTTACTAAGAATACTGCGAGCCACAAACCCAACAGTCCGGCCTTCATCTCGAACTTCAAGAATTATGTAATCCTGATATTCTCGCTCGATAGAACGGTTTGTGCCGACAGGAAAATACTCATAATCATCTACTTCCCAGCCACGAGATTTGAGATAGGAGTTTTTATAACAGCGCTTATACCCACGAGGCATAGTGATTTCGACGAGATCATCATCAATCTCATCATCCAACATAGCTGAGATGTCGGTCTCACTGTCATCAAGTACCGCTGTTTCTGCCGGTATCAGATCCTCACGATCCAAGGCTTTCAAAGTCTCTTTCAGAGAGCCAAAACGACGGTTACAATGGTAGCAGTTCGACATACCAAACCGCTTCTTGCCGACATTATTACCGACATAGATACCATACTTGAAGCCATCATGCCCACAGAAAGGACAGTTAGGAACCAATATATTTCGTCTTGAACCATCCATCTTGCCGCCTAAATCATATAGCAGCTCTTCTCTGATGGATTGTTGCATTTCTGGTGTGATAATCATTCGTGTAGTCCTGTCTTAACACTGCTTTCATCAACTTCAAAATAGTTAAGACTCTTGGGGAAGATTAAGAGTGCGTACTCTGTCATAGAACACCTCATGCTCATAGTCAAGAGCAATTCTGAAAGGCTCTCCCTTTTTGCAGAAACGGAACTTGTCGGCATAGAGTCGCATAGTGCCTTCTCGATACTCTTTTTTACTCTGATTGAGAGAAATCAAATGAGTACAAGGGCGCTGAAGTCCTTTACATTCTGAGGTATTGAAAGCCGTAAGCACATTCTTCTCATCATTCACCCAGTCAGGATTTTCAATGGTAGCCTGATAAGTGACAACGAGCCAGCTGTCAGTTTCACCGGCCAAATCTTTCAAGTCCTGAGCGGTTGCGATACGCTTGTGACGTAAGGATTTAGAATCCCAGTTCTTACCCGAAGAGTCAGTACAGAGGTCAAGCGAGTCAACGATGATCACGTCTGGATATTTGCCATATTTCTCACGATATTTATCACAGTCGGTTCTGATGTCAGTGGTCGAAACTTCCTTGCCGAACTTAGGGTAAGCCTTTACTCTCAAAGTGCCTTTGTAGGTGTCGAGCATACTTTTCAGATGCTCTAATGTATGATTGTTAACTTTGCCACTCTCATATTCATAGGTGGTAGTTCCGCTCAACATTGCAGAATACGCATCTGTGGTTTCCGAAGCAGCGCCCTCCAACTGTATGTGGAGTACATCAAGACCACTGATGTAAGCGGCATTATAGCCAATCCAGCGAGCGATGTGACTTTTGCCGACACCAGACATAGCCAAGAAGAGAGAAAGCTGAGTGCGAAGATTACGCCCTTGATTCATCTCATCAAGACCATCAATATAGAAGCTATTGACCATCTTAGCTACCGGGTTTTCATTGCGCACCTTGTTTTCGCGCAAACGCTCTTCGTATGTCTGGGCGATGTCAATAAACTCTTCCGGTTTTAGTGAGAACTGCTGGAGCTTCAATGCCTCTTTGGTAAAGGCCATCATTGCTGAAATACGCTCCCCATCCTCGTATTTCTTGTTGACTTCTTTGATGATTTTCTTAAACTGAACCAGTTTCAGATACTCTTCAAATTGGTCTCGAATACTCTCAGGATTTACACTGGTAGCAACCTCTTTGATTTCCTCCAGCAATTCAGACACTGCTCGTGATGAAGATAAACGCTGGGAGATAATGCCATACTGAGGGGCCGTTTTATATTCGTTGAAATGCCCTTTCAGAGTGGAATTGAGCAGCTGATACTGCGGATCCGGGAGAAATGAATCCTCCATATAACGGCACACCACCGAACACACCTGATTGTTGGTGATAGCGCAATTATACAGCTCCGCAAGGAACTCAGAAGTCAAGACGTTTTCATTTTTCTTTCCTGCCATGATAAACTTCTTTTCTGTACCGCATAAGC